AAACAAAGGATTGTTTACCATCTATTACACCTTGTAGCTCACCCTTAAATTCTTTGTTAGCTGCAGCCATTGCTTTAGCTTGCTCACTTCTTTCCTCAGGAGTAGCATTTTTTAAATCTAAAGATACATTGGCTTGTTTAAGTTTACTAATAAAGGTATTGTCTATATTAAGGATTTTTAAATCACCTATATCTAATTTTGATAAAATAGACCCTTTACCAGCACCCGGGGCACCAGCAAGAATTACTGCTTTAGGTTTAGATATAGCCTCCTTTAAAAGTTCTGTCAACAAAATCATTAAGTATATGTTTAGTCATACATATTACAACTTTCTTTTAGCTTGCGTTCTAAACTCAGTAAATATTGGTGAATGGTTAGGGTTTTCTAAATCAAATAATCTTTTAACAGTCATAAAAATATCAATATTTTCTTCTTGTGTACGTTTTGATTCATACATCTCCCATCCTTTACCTTGAATTTTACCTTCTGCTGCTTTACGTTTATTAGATTTTAACCAAAGTACACCGTATCTATCGGCTTTTTTACCAAAACATTCCTCATAACATTTACCATAAATTGCAGTTTGTAAATCATATGTTGTCTGGAGGTGGTTTGATGTTTTAAAATCAATAATCCAAAGTTCTGTTTTACCATCGATTTCAATCTCACATACCATATCACAAGTACCTGCTACTCTAATTTCATCTGAGAATAAATGTACTTCCGTTTCAATTAATTTAGGATTGTATTCTTCCCAAAAATCAACAAAACGTAAAAACATTTGCCACACTAATGGATCATATTGTGGATTACCTGATGGTGATAAAAAATTTAATTCTTCTCCATTTAGAAAATCTTCAATCATTTCATGAGTTTGAGTTCCTTGATCTGCTGCTTTACGCACTATGTGTTCAGAAGCATAACCTACTTTTTTAAGCCAATCTTCAAAAAATTTGCCTTTTGGATACGCACCTAAAACATATGTAATAGAAGGGTAATATTCACCATTACGTTGATAGTAACGGGAATCTGGCATAGTTATTTGTTTTGCATCTTCAGAAATTTCTAAAATTCTGTTGTAAGATTGCTTAATGTTTCTTTTTTTCATAGAAATAATTTTCTTTCCAATAGCCCTGAAAATGTTATGGGGTATGTTTCTTGGATTAATTTTGTGAAATTGTCAAAACCCATTTCACCCGGGTCCTTATCTTGCAAATCTACAAGATAAACTTCTTTACCTTCATTCATTAAACGTTCACAGAACGTTAATGCCTGTTTTTGAGCGTCTTTATCCAACGCGATATATATTTTTTCAACACTCGATGTAACAATTTTTTTCATCAAATTAGACTGTATATTCTTACCTAATAATGGTATAGCGTTACGTTTGATTGATAATGCATCGAATGGACCTTCACATAATATAAGAGGTAAATTCCAATTAATATATAATTCAAAAGGAATAATATCTCTAGATACTGAAGGATTTTTATATTTTATATATGGTTCTTTTTCAAATGAACGTCCTGTAAAATAATTAAGAGTTCCATTAGAATCATATGATGGGATTATGATCATTTTAGAATAACGACCTGTAGCACAATAACCAATATTATATTTTAGAATATCATCCATACTTATATTTCTGGATTTTAGGTAGGCTAATGCTTGTCTGCCTTCAATATTAGATTGTTTTATATTTTCGAATGTTTGGTATTCTTTAGGTAATTTAACTATTTCATTAATTATTGTATCTGTTTCTTTACCTACATACTTTACAATAGCCTTTAATTCAGCCATTTTTTCGGATGAGGCACTTACTGCTCTAAATAATTGATATAATTTTTTACCTTTTTTATCACAAACCCAACAATGCCATGGGTTTTCTCCTTTAGAATTTTCGGATAAATTAACTTCTAATTTTGGTTTTGTATGATGGCATAAAGGGCAGTGATAAGCATAATTACCTCTTGCCGTTGATTTCCCAGAACCGAGCACCGAATTAGTCAGTGCAACTAGACTTTGATTTACCATATAGCTCGTAATATACGAACAATATTCTACACATCAAAGTCGCGAGTGAAGAACTTGCCGAGAATGTTGTCGTTGAAGAACTCATCAGGTTTTTCTAAAACCTCATAGAGTATTTGATATTTTAACTCATAGTAAGTTAATAACTTTTTTGTAGGAGCACAAATTAAAATTTCACGTTCGAAGTTTTCTTTTGGTTCAATTTTATATAAATCTTTTAAGAATTTATTTGAACCCCAATATGTTTTCCAATTAGATTCTTTAACCGCCATTTTATATGATGGTCGTCTACCTACTACACCTGCAAGTTCTTTAAGTTCTTTTTTACCTAATTTTACTTTAGTAGTATTTTGAAGTATTTTTCTACCTATGTAAATTTTACCTGTTGGTTTATGTATTATTCGATATACAAATCCATGAGTATCGTTTGGAAAATCGGATATCGATTCCATTTCTTTTTTATTATATAACCACATATTAATTTAATTATAATCGGTACCAACCCTGATACATTACATTTGCTGTTGCTCCTTCAAATGTTACTACATTAACATTGAGGGATGGAGATATTGTAACTGCTGGTGAAGAAGGGGAAACTATTTCGTTTGCTGTTATGATTAAATCAACACCAAAACCACCTACGGGGGCAAATCCAAATATGGTAAATAAATCAACAGATGCACCCGGTCCTGCAAAATATTGGGCAACACCTGCAATTGGGATCCATGTTGCTGATGTTGCGGGGTTTTGGCTATCGGGAGTAGTAGCCATTGTTAATGAAGAACCACCACCTGCATTTAAAGCATGTGAAGCTGTTACTGCAAATGATGCAGTGACAGTTAAAGTATCTGTAGATGGTTGATAATGCATACCTGAACCATCTGAACCTGAATCAGCGTATATTTGTTTATTAGCTGAACTTACAGGGCTATCAGTAAATAATACTGAGTATATTGTGGGAGATGTTGTGTTATTATTTATTCTTGCAAAGTTGGCATTTGTTGATGTACCTTGAACATCTCCTTTTAAACTACCAGTCATTACCAATCCAGTAATAGTTCCTGGATTTCCTGTGCCTAAGGCTGTATATAATTGGGTAATATCTGTTGTTTCTACTGTATTACCATTTACAATATTTGAATTATCTAAAGTTGCCATTTTATTATCTGTCTATATTAATAAGTATTGTTGTATCTGTAGTAGTTGAAGTAGGTAGTGGTTGTGATAATTTACCCACTGCTAATAAATTTTGGTATTCATCGTATAATCCTACAGTAGTAACATAAGGACTAAAATAAGATTCAGTTACAAATCCATAAAGGGTTCCATCTGTTGAACCTGAAATTATTGAAGGGTTTAAACTAAAATTAAATTCACTTTCTCTAAGTGTACATTTATATTGTGTTTCAAATATATCAAGAGATGATGAAAACGAGCAAGTTACATTAGATGATGTTACAAAATTTTCTATAAAGGTTGAATCTCCTAGGCCATAAAATATACTACCATATGAACCCTCACCATAGCCATCTCCTAAGGGAATACCATCGCTAGTTAATATTATCAAACCATGGTCATAAAATATATTCCCACAAATTTGATTATTGTATATAATATTTCCTTCACCATCATCTGTTATAGAACCACTAGGGGCTGTATAATTGAATGAATTAGGTTGTATGTAATTACCATATAATCTTGATGGTATTGAAATAACACCTATTATATTATTTGAACCTGTGGGGAAATATTTTTCAAATGTTAAATCAGTTTGTGGGTAATTAAAATACCTACCATCTGATTGAGTTGTACCTACTAATCTATCACCTTCAGTATCTCTACCAGGAACTAAACTTGCTGTGTTAAGTACATCACTATATGATGAACTTATATGGTTTGAATAGTATAATTCTTTTACAGAATTATAAATTAATTCTTGATCCTCAATAGAAATAAATCCAGTTGTAGGGTTAGAACCTGAAATAAATGGGTTAGATTGTATATTTTTACCTAAAAATCTATCAATAGAAACATCAGAGTTAGTAAAGTCCTCACCATTAAAGGTAAAACCTTTGTTTACTTCAAATGGAGTAACTATTATATCGGATGCTAAAAATTGTTTGAATGTACTCATTCATTTTAAAAGTCTAGCTTTACGCGGATTAGTGCTTCTTTGGTAAAATCTTTAACTAACGGTCTTGATAATTTAGCTACAGCTAATAATTCATTTGTATCACTATATAATCCAACAGTTGTCATATATGTTTGTGGATTATTAATAAAACTACTATATAATACTTCACCTGTTGATCCTGAAATAAAGGATGGGTTTGCTGAGTAATTATATTCTGAACTTCTTGGTCTTACAAATATAAAATCTGAAGTAATTGTTTCTTCTGAATTTATAAAGAATGGTTTATTAATTGCTCCTCCTAAAGATCCACTAATAGCTCTAAATAATTGTGAGGGAGCTGATGTATTAGAATTATATACCGCTGAACCACTATATCCTGAACCACTGTAAATAAGACCACAACCGCCAGATGCTAATGATCCACTTAAAGCAAATGGATTTAATATAATTGCTCCAATATCTGGGAGTAACCATCCATATGACCCGGAATTTGTAGTATATCCTGTTGATGTATCATTTGCAGATGGAGATACAACACCTTGTGAGCCTGAGATTAATTGGAATACACGACCTGCTTCGTTAAATTGAACAGAAGTTACATAATTACTATTATCTGTTAATTCCAATACCCCTAAAGACCCAGAAATTCGTAGTGCTGTTGATCCAAGGAATATTTTTTCTTTATAACATGCTCTTTCAAAAGGCATAGCAAAGAATTCAGATGAAGTAAAGTTACCAAATACAAAATCTGCATTTTCATCTCCTAAAACTAAATCTTGCCATTGACCATAAACTGTTGAAGTTGGCGATTTACCATCAACTGCTGGGTTGTATACGGCACTACCACTTCCATATGAATTACCATAAGTTAAAGCAAATTGAACTGATTCGGTTGCTGATGTTTGGTAAACATTTAAATAAAAATCACCTGATGATCCAGCAGCCTGTGCTGAGGATGTAAATGCTGTTGTAAGTGATGGAGAACCGTCAGTCCACAATGTTGAGGAGATTGAATCTGCGGATACTACGAAATCGTCGTCTGTTAATCTTGTAAATGACATATTTTATATTTTATGATGCTTTATTTACAGTTACTGGAATTGTTACTCTAGCACCACTATCTCTACCTACTACAGTTAAAGTAGCATATAAAGAAGTTGAACTAGAACCAAACAATGTGTTTACTGTAGTTGCTCTTAAGTTAATTGTTGTACCTACTACTGTTTTAGATACACTTGTACCTACTGTTGTTGTTGAATTTAAAGCCTGTACTTCAGGGGTATTAATACCTACACCATCAAATGAATTAAATAATCTAACATCTGATATGGTTGCGGTATAACCTGCGGTTTCAAATGTATTTCCTCCAAAATAATTTAATGTTTGAGGAGTAATTGCTAATGAAGCTCCTTGTTTAATTACAATTGCATTGTATCCTAAATCTAAGATTGGCATTTTAGCAGTACCACGAGGTAAAGTAACTAATTTATATTTCATTACTTGTGTTTCTTGTGGAAACGCTTCTAGTAAAGGCATGTTTTGTAATGCTTCACCATAATATGCAGAACCTGAGGGGTGGTTTGGATTATACAATGTATAATCGATTTCATCATCAGCTAATGCAAACTGTGTAATACGGAATGAACCGTCATTTTGAGCTAACATTTGACGTCCTTTTGTTGTCAAAATGGCATCTACTGTTACTACCGAATTATTTAAATATCCCATTTGTTATTTGTTTTCGTTATAAATATATTAAGTTGTTGAAATTAAACCATTATCTGTGAGGTTTCGCACGATACTTGAGAGGTTTTCTTTAAGTAATGGTGTTTGAAACTCAGGTAATATAAATCCGGGTTGCATTACAGCCCCAGGACCATCTATTATTATTGAATTTTTTTGAAATACATTTCTTCTAAATACATAATAATCTTTATCTACACTATTCATATCCAATGGTTTAGGAAAATAAACAAATAAATTATATTTAGTAGGATTTGATAATACATCTACTTCATATTCTACTTTACTTATTTCTACTACTTTTTGTTCAGTTCCATTATATCTAATTTCATCATTTTGTTGTAAATTGAATAGAAGGGGGTATTGGAACCCACTTCCAGGTACATTAGCCTGAACATAATTATATGCTTGGGCTAACTCTTGAGAAGCGGTTATAACTGATGTAAAATTACTAGATCCAGAATCATACAGCCACGATCCTGTAGTTTGTACTGTTATTGTTTGATCCAAAGGATATAATCGAAAATGTGGTTGATCGTTAAATATATCAAAGTCTTTTATTGTTAAATTTCCCGAACTTGTATTCTCTACGTTTATCCAGTATGAATTTCCAGATATAAGTTTTACATCTTTAGTTATATCTAGGTTAAATTCTACACCAGTTGTTCCTCTAGGTACTGATGATGATGCTATTAGTTGATTTCCTAAAGAACTACTTTCGTATAATTTTACGGCAAACGTTCCAGTATTAGCATTTGTACATTCTAAATCGATATCTATTCTGGCTAAAATATTGGACGATTGGCTAACATAATATTGGTATTGTCCAGTTTGATTAAATCCCCATCCTATAGCTTGGTCATCAAATACAAAAGTAGGTTCATATCTTTTTACTGAGTTTGATGATACTGTTATATTACTAGTATTAGTAACATAAGTATTGAAATTAGCAAATTCATTCGGATCAGGAATAAAAGACATTGTAGTATAACTTCCTGATACTAAAAAATCATTTCCTAAAGAACCTGTATCTGAGTATATAATTGGTTTAATTTTAGTAGCAGGGAGATGAACATTATAAGTTCCTGCTACAGTTGATCCCGTATCTGTAGGTACAAAAGTAATTTTACTATCTTTCCCAAACGCAGAATATAAATTAGGTAAATAAGAAGATTCTGATTCTTGGGGTTCGTAGGTATTTCCTAATTCATCTACCATAAACCCAATTGTGTATAAAGCACTACCAGATCTATCAGCAATATTATTAAAATTACCTCCGGGGCTATATAAGAAATATGCTGAAGTGTGGTCAATTGATGCTAAACCATCATCTGTTATTGCATTTAATTTAGGTGATGTATTTTTAGTCCCTAAATATCTTGGATTTATATTACGTAATAATGTATAATTTGAATTTTGTACATTAGCTTTTGGAGCACTACCATTTAATATTGCTCTTTCATTTACAGCTGTTACCGCATTTGATGAATAATCTACATCATAATATCTATTTGATACTCTATTAAAAGAAGCATTATTTAAAATAACATTACAATCACTAACAGGAAATGATGGTTGAACAAATGGTTCGATAGAAGTTACTGTGTTTAAATCCCAAGTACCTAATTGAGGTGCTACTATTGGGGTTGAACCAGATAGAGCAGAAATAAATTGGTTTTGTTGAATTAATATAGATACATTTGAACTTAAGGCACTGATTAAGTAATAATTATCAACCCCTGGATATGCTATATTTTCTTGAATAGTTTCCCTTACTATTTCAACATGAGGACCTCCTATAAGTGTAGGACCTGATGTAACTCCAGACCAATCTACAGGGAGTGAAATATCTGATTGTTGGAGATTTATAAAGGGAAATGAAAAATTTAATGCTTGTGGGATAATAGATGATAAATTAACGCCATTTGAAGATGTATCACTTAAACCTATTTGTTTGATAGTATAATAATAATTTACTATAGCAATATTTGTAGGATCTCTTTCTATTCTATCTAAAGCCCACCATAATATAACTCTACCATTTGTAGTATTATAAAGATGAGCATTACTCCATCCTGATTGAGTACCAGAAAAATATGAAGAAGAGAAATTAGTTTCTGTTGTGTTGGGTGTTTTAAAAGGATCACATTCTGTATTAAGTTCTCCATTAGTAACAACAAATGCAGATCCACTTAATTCACCATCATAAAATTCATGTTGGTCATTATTTACAAATTCAACTGATCC